ACACCATCTAATGAAATATCATCTGTCGGAATTAACTTTAAATGTAGTTCTCTACGATCTGGTGATATTTCTTTAATAAATACAATAGGCTCACTAGCATTTCCTAAAACCGGTTTATGTACATTAATGACAATTTCAAATTCGCCGCGCGTAATACCGAATTTTGACATAGCATTTGCATGATCAATCCATATGGTATTTTGTTCAAAGCCAAATTCGTCGATAACTCCGCCAACAACATAATCACCTAAATCTCGTACATATGCATGCAGTTCTACATCAGCCGTTTCAGTCAGAGTGACATTCTTTAAAGCCAACTGTAATAAATCAACATCACTTAATTTCCATGAAATGCCCGTGGTCACTCCGTCGTTACGTAATATTTCGTCTCGGTTTGAAAATCTATCTAAACTCATTATTATGCCTCCGGCTGATAGTTATTGTAAATTTTACCGGGTAAATATTTTGTCATGATTGTTATAGCACTAGCTGGCCATAATATTCCATACTTACTTCCCGAACCGCTACGTTCATAAACTAATTTACGTAATGTTTGTATTGAATTATACATATTGGCTACATATTTTTTTGCAACACGGTCTAGATTAGAATTAAAATCGTCAATCTCATCTACTACTTCCTGTGCAATATTACACGCTTTTTCTACCTCATTTAAGTCATTTAAGATTGACTGAAATTGTTCTAATGTAGTACTAGTACGTAAACGTTCTTGAAGTTGTTCAAATGTTTTAACGACAGTTGCCAGCTGGCGAGATGCATTATACCGAGTTTCATCAAGTCGCTCAGCCTCGGTTACAAATTTGTCTCGGCCGTCATATCTTTCATTTACTTCGATATGTGAAAATGCAGTTATAACACTATCAATTAGATAATTATCATCTTTCATTGCTACCCTATCGCGGCCGTTACGATCGCGAGGCAATTCAAATTTATTAAAGTTTATAAAATTACCCTCGAGGTCGGAATTTCCAATTGGCACGCATGACCATTTACCGGCAATAAGATTTTCATCATCACGCGATAAATTAGCTGTAATTTTTTGCGTTTTTTCTATTAAGCGAAATAAACTATTCTCAGTCGTTTTAACCTTAAGGTCATTTGATTTACGTTTGACAAATAGCCAACGATCTGTAGATACCGGCACTTGGAATAAATCATTTAATGTGAGTGACAACCGATCTAAACACTTTAAATTGTCACTATCAATTAGTACTGAAATATCCGATGCTAATGCGGCTAAATCTTCATATTTATCGTTTATAACATCTAGTACATTATCTAATTGTGACTGTTGTGCAGCTTGATCGGCTAGATTAGCTAACAAATTTTTGTCGTAATATTTAACACTGCCGGGAGGCTCATATGGTCTTAAATACTCATTTGCAAACGGCGCGCCGCTGTATAAATCGACATATTGTTCATATTCAACGCTATCCATACGATCTATTTCTGCAATATGCGGAAATGCATTCCATGCTACATCATCGCCTTGCAAATCATTTGTTATATTTTCCGCAGCTAATACAGTAATACCGCCATTTTCAACTAGCAAATTAATATAACCTTGTTGTCCGTACCGTCCATTGGGATCACGATACCCAGATACATCAATGTTATTTCGATAAGCATATGCACGAAATACCGGTCCGTCAGTAACCTGTTTCCAATATCCGTTAGTCATTATACGAACACTATTTACTAGGTCATTTAATTGCGAATTATCATTACGTACAACAGCATTATCAAATTCGGTTGTCGATGCAACGCCAATTGGCCAGCTCAAAACGATCATTGATCCTTCAAAGCGCTCTCGTAATGATTCTTTAAAGCTTTGTCCACGAAAAACAGTATCAAAATATGTACGTAAAATAGGATTAAAATAGTCGCCCGGATCTCGTTTAAATGGCTCACGTGGTCTATACCCACTTTCGTAACGTATTTGATAATCCCATTCACTACTACGATTTGCTAAGCTTCGAGCCTCAAACTCTGCATCAGGCGTTACGCGGTTGTTAATGATATCAGTATTACCATCCATAACTAAATCAAATTCTCGTAATTGAGTATCCGATGCAACTTGTATGTTATTGTATGTTAATCCACGCTCGACTAGCATAACTTCAAGTGTTTTATAATTGGGTATTGGATATGCAACGCCATTACGTATAAAATACACGCAAAAAATATCATCAACCGTATCAGTCGAACCTAATAATTGAGGGCCTTTAGTTAAATATGCATCATGATAATCTAACGGCTTAAGAGCTTGGCGGGGATGTATTAAAAATAAATTTGATTCTCTATCCGTTGCTGTACCTGGAGTATCAGTAAAATAATTCCACTCCTCATCTAACAAATCGTCTAATGTTTCATCATCTACATTAGGGACAGACTTAGTTAGTACATAATTAGCATGTTCAGTACGTTTTGCTGTGACAGTTAATACTTTTTTACTGTTACGATTTGCCGGCGTATATTCTGGCAAAGTTACTTGTTGCAATAACTCTTCATTAGGCTGAGGCGTGAGTTGTCCGTTTTGATATAATAAGTCGTCCGGAAACTCATCTCGCATAATATCAAGTAAAAGCTTATCTAGTTTTACCGGCGATTGTTCTGGCTTAGGTGATTGTGTATAACGATTTGCCATTATTTTTCAACTTTAAAGTAGTATTTATTGTCGTGAATTTGAACGTCATTACCATTATCACGCTCAATACGCAAAACGATATTATAGTAACGTTCGGTCATAAATGAATTAAAGTCTAGTGCAATATAACTTCCATTCGCGTCACATGATATTTGAGTAGAACTAGTATTAAATGGTATGATAGTATCACGTGTTACTGAATCAATTATACTCCAATATGACGTTGCCGGCAAACGATAGTTGTCTAAATAAACTGATGTTGTCTGGTATGCACGAGTTGGAAACTCTGGCCGTACACTTAGCCGTAGTTTTGATTTATCAGTTTCATGATATTTAGCATGTAAATTTGTAAAATACGGTACATATGTATCACTGGTTATCGATGCAAATGAACCTGTACCTGTCAATACTGTATTATTATAGCCTACTTCAAGTCTAGGTACAAAAATTGTATTAGATTCGCGGCTAAAAAACTTTAAACTGCCGGCAACTTGATCAGATATCTCTACATCATGCGGCCATTTGATAATTAATCCGTTATCAGTTATATCAGATGATATCCATGCATTAACAATGTTTGTAACATTTAACCGTACATCAATACTTTGATTATTAGTAAACGATTGTACAGATCTATAAATGGATTCAGTTAACCACGTGCCGCCGCCGTTTCTAGTAACACTTTCTTGTTGTGAAGATTCCGCGGAGCCTGTGTTCCATGATAAAACCGTATTTACATCAGTGCCGGTACGATAGTACCAAGATACGCCAAGTCTAGATTCAGGTAATGAATCATATACGCCAGTACCAACAGACCAAGATTCTGATAATGGATATGCTTCAATTGAAAAATTACTAGGAACAGAATTGCCAGTTGCTAATCGTAGTGATATATAAGCTGACGATGATAATGGGTGATTGGCAAATGCCGGTATTCTACCAGAATTTACATCATCGCGTAACGATAATATTTGTGTACTGCAGTCTAATAAAATTCTAGTATTATATGTGTCAGCTATTATATTACGGGTATCATCACGCGAACCGCATACAATTTTTGTTAATTCTAAAATAGCATCGCCGCCGGTATTGCGTTCAGGGTACCGTTCATAGATAGTAGCATCTCGGTCAATATAATACAATTTGTACATGTTATGCCTTTACAATCCGTCCACGTATATCCGAGTCGGGATATTTGACTTCAAATATACTAGGGTCTAGACTAGGGTAAATAATGCCGTTTTTAGTAGCGCCGGAAATGCTGTATACATTACCACTATAACCATACGAGGGGTCATAATTATTTGTAATTTCCAGCCTAGATACGCTCTGAACGCCATCTAGTTTATCTAATTCAGTCATTAAGTTTGATATGTTTATACTGCCGTTTATCTGCATTCGGCTATTATTTAGTAATGTCTTGAGCCGGCTAATACAACGTAAAATGACCTCATTACTGTTAGCATTAGGCCTAGCTATGATATCAAACTCTACGCCTATGTTAATGACATATGCAGTTTTTATATTAATTGCATCCGTTAACATCCGATAATTTGATAAATATGTACGTAAATTTTCCTTAACAGCCTCATTTAACGATACAAAATTACCACTAGAATTATATCCTAATGTGTATAAATTCAATGCTAATGGGTTAGATATGTTTTCGCGCGGATAATCGTTATTTGAGGTATCAATTTGAGTATCACTTACTATATATGCCTTTGCAATTGAACCATATTTTGCTGGCATTGCATAACACCGAGCAATATAATCTTCGCGCGTTATTGCACGATTTTGTGCTGCAAACGCTGCCATAGCATTTTGACGTATATTATCAATGTCATCACGAGTCTTACCACCACCGGCTGCGGAAACATTATTAATAGCTACAGATGATTTAACAAAGTTTAAATCAACGCCATATATTTGCGTAGTAGTATTATATTCAATTGATATAATCGAATTTAATGTATTGACACTTACATTGTCCTGCACACCACCGCCAACCGCATAAGTAACAGTTAATATTTCATTGTTAGGCGCTAATCCATATGTACTAGTATATAAGAAATTTGACGGATCAATATTGTTATTAGTCGTACGCGATAAATAATCTAATCCACTACCAATATTAATTGGATTAGGGATTAACTCTTCATCTGAATCAGAACTAATACCCGAACCAAATTGAATTTCAGTACGCTGATCTTCACGTATTCTGGTAATAAATCTACGTGGTGTACGGCGTAACTTTAATATGTATGGTACTGAACTTCTGTACTGCGATAGACCCGGCTCATTAAATGGAATATTTTCAATATCTTCAAAAACCGTATCTTGTGCTAAATAGTCTACTTCACGCCACGTGGAGCCTTCATCACTGACAACATTTATTATTTCAAGTACATTTGTATCAGGTAGTACAATTTTATCATAAGGCTTAGGATCAGTAAATGTATAAGACTGAGACTTTACATTGCCAGATATTGCCCGGACTTTTTTCTTGTACAAATAATATTGTATATTACCAGACCCGTCGATTTCATACACGGTTATATCCAATGGATCAAATGAACTAGACGACGTAAAATCTACAGATGATAATGTACGAAATACGACATTATCATTTCCTGTTACTTGCATACCAGGCTGAATTGTCAATGCATAACGATTATCTGGTCGAGCATTTGCACCAGTGCCGATTGCCGGTACTAATTGATATACATCTAATTCTACAATTGCCGGCGAATTTAGTCGAGGCTTGTATCCAAATAATTGTGCTAACTGTATTACATTAGCTTCTTCATTTGCGCTAGTCAACAGCGATTCTCTAAATGCTGTATCTGTATAATATGATAAGACGTCACCTACGTATGACGCCATTTCCATGAACATCATGCCGGGCGATGATTCATTAAAATCACTATATGTATTAGGATAATACGCCCGGGCAAAGTTAATCAAATTTTGCCTAAATTGCGCAAAATCTTTATTAAGGTATTTTACATCTTTCTTTACTAGTGTCATTAAAATCCTCCAAATACCTCAACTAATCTACCCGATGTCACTGAATCATCAATAACAGCGTCAGATGTAAGTATTACATTTTCTTGTGCAAATAAATTGATAACTAAATTGGCACCGGTTTGAGATGCTCGGAATCGTATACGTACGTCGATTCTATGTTCGTTAATAATGACATCTACATTATTAAGTATGATATAAGGCAGCCAAAAGTTAATATCAGCTGTTATAGAATCCGACAACTCATCAGCAACTTGTGGTACGGCTGGCTGAAATAAGTATTCTTTAATTCGAGTACCAAAGTCAGGCTGCATTAAACGCTCGCCCTTTACTGTCAATAATAAATTTTGTAAATTACTTATAGATTGCGCTTCAGTTGTATATGATATATTAAAAACGCCCTTACCATCAACCGCGGACTGATATGAAGTGTCTTGTGTAGAACGACCTGTCGCAGATTTATTAAACGGTAATAAAATACCTATTCCTTTATCTGGCGTTCGTCGATTTGGTTCATATCTATAAATTGTCCGTGCCAATAGTAGTTACCTTTATTTTTTATTAATAGCTTTCATTAATGATGAGTAATCTCTAGTGAGTGCATTTGCGACAGCAGCGCCGGCGTCAGTTTTCTTTAGATCATTAACATCAAATGCATTACCGGACATGTCTTGAATTATGTTTGTAGAATTCATGCCATATGCCTGAGCTAACTCCGACTTAAATTCTAATGTATCCCATCCGCCATCATTAATAGTCGATGTTTCGTTTAGTATATTATTTAACATTTCATTTTTAACGTATTGTTTTTTAACAGCCGGCTTCGCTGCTTCACGCTGTAAATTTACGCCGTGATTAATAACTTCTTTATAAGGCTTTTTTGTGTTAAGAGCCTCATTCAATTCTTGCCGTACAGCATTACGTACTTCTTCTCGGATAATTTTACGTAGTGTATTTAGAAATGATTCGGGTTTCATAAACTTCCTTTATAATAAATATGTCATTGTTTTAGAGTTGATAAAATTGTATCAATTTTACCTAAATTCGTTTTGATTTGAAGTAGTTTGCCTGTTATTAATGACGTTTGAGTCACAACACTTGTAGCCGATGTTATTAATGTA